TCGTCAAAGTATTGTAATACTTCTTTTACAATCCATTGGTGGGCTTGGTTTTCGAAGAAAGTATACGATAAGACATCTCGAATATTAAGTATAAATTTCTTATTACGTAGTAATGAGTTTAATACTTTTAGTTGGAAATGTGGGCCGTATTGGGAGAGAGCTTTGAGTGTCAAAAACCTTTTATTTTAAATGTTAAAATTATAATTAAATATAATAAAATTAAACCTATAATCCTAATTACTTAGGGGAGCTTTTATTGTAGGGTGTGATTTATAGTCTACTAATCGAATATCATCTCCAATTGAAGAAAAGATACCATCTTGAATTTGTATAGAGGGTAATGGAAATGAATCTCTACTAATTTGCTCTTTAGCTTGTTCAATATGATTGGAGTATAAATGAACATCTCCTAAATTACCAATTAGTTCATCAGGTACCATATTAACTTCATCTGCCAACATTGATAAAAGTAAACCATAGGAAGCTATGTTAAATGGTAGGCCTAAAAAGGTATCTACTGAACGTTGATTCCACATTAATGAAATTTTTCTGGTTTTAAATCTAGATTGGATTTTACTCATATATTCATGAAATAATTCTCCATTTGAATTAGGACTAATTCCCTCCTTACCATCAAAGTTAGACCCATCTTCCCATAGCCCATCCTTCTTAGCTTGGTCTATTACTTCTATTGGAGATAATTCTCTTGTATAAACTTGAAATCCGTAATGGAAAGGTGGTAGTACCATTTGATCTAATTCACCTACATTCCAAGCCGATACCATTAACCTTCTACTATCTGGGTTTGTTTTGAGTTCACTGATAAGGTTTTGGATTTGGTCTACATTCCTATTATGGTGGGTAGGTTGACCTTGAGTAACATAGTGATTTTTTTTATTTTGATAGGTCCAATTTCTCCACTGCTTTCCATAAATTGGTCCTAACTCTCCCCATTCTTTAGCAAACTCATCATCGGTTTTGATTTTGTTAATGAATTCTTCCTGTGTAGGTAATATAGAACCTTCATATATTTTTTCGGCCTCACTTTGTGAATCATACCATTTACAATAATTCCCATAAGCATCACCGTTCCAAATATGACAATTGTTATACACTAAATATTTAATATTAGTATCACCTTTTAAAAACCAAAGTAATTCGGTTACCATAGTTTTAAATGCCATTTTTTTTGTAGTTAATAATGGAAAGCCCTCTGACATTTTATGTCTAATTTGTCTGCCGAATACTGATAGTGTACCAGTTCCGGTTCTATCGTTCTTTGTTACTCCATTATCTAGGATATCTTGAAGTAAATTTTGATAATCTTTATCGAGGTTGTTCATTTATATATTTTTCAAGTTTATCTAATAATACTAAAACATCATCGGGCTCCATTGTTATAGCACAACATATATGAATGTTGTCCTTTATTTCTTGTACAAGAGATAATGCGTCTTCTTTTATCATTACTTTACTTTATAATTTTGAAGGTAAGAAAATACTTCTGTAAGCCAAAATTCTACATTAGGAATCCCACGACCTAGTAAATCCTTTTCATACATTTGTAAGAATTTAGTTTTATTGAAGTTATATGTTTCTGATTCTATTAGGGTATCTAATTCTTGTTGGTCAGCCTCCATTAGTTCAATATCCTCTAAATTCATCAACTTATAGTTTATTTCAAGTTGATTTTTAAATAAATGAATGTTTCCATATAACCCATGTTCCTCTATATTATTGGTTGCTTTTTGGTATGCTTCCTTTAATGTAAATTTTTTGTTTTCAGATAATTCGGGAAATAACTTGAATAATTTTTTATCACCTAAACCCTTAACACCCGGAATATTATCCGATTTATCACCCATTAAACATTTCATTGTAATAAAGTTTTTAGGATATAAACCATAATGTTCAAATACGTCTTGCTGTTTGTAGAATTTCTTTTTAATAGGAGAATACACTGTAACTCTATCGTTTACTAATTGTAGGAAATCTTGGTCAGCTGAATATATTACAACATCATTCTTTAATTTTTGGGCAAGGTAGGCTATAGTATCGTCTGCTTCTATTTTATCTATAATAGATAAGTTAATAGGTAATACTTTTAGATAATCAATTAAACGCATCATCTGCTCGCCAATTGATGCCGATTCCTCCTCCAGCGAACTAAATGAGTTCCACCTTGTAACACGCTTTATTTTGCGGGTTCCCTTATAATCAGCGTATATGTTTCTGCGATTTGTAATGTTTCCCTGTCCATCAAATACAAGTATAACTCGTGTAGGTTGAATTAATTTTATGGCATATCCTAAAGATTTCATAAAACCAACTAACCCACCAACATGATTTCCTTGTGTGTTAACGTTTGGGATAACCGCAAAAGAACGTAAAAATGTATTCATTGAATCAATTAAGAGCACCCTACTATTTAAGTGTAGGGGCTCCAGCGTTGATTCTTCTTTATTTAAATTGTTTAGAATATCTTGATATGCTTTATTCATTAGTTGATACTATATTGCTAAAATCTTCATCTTCACTTCCTTCAGTAACTACTTCAAAGGGTCCACTTCCTAAAACATCACACCATTCATCTTGGTGAGCTTTTTTATAGTTATCCATATCTTTTTTAGTTTCAGAAATAAACCCGTGTGGAGTTACTACAATTTTACCTGTAGAGGTAACACCATTAATGTGGTTTTTTTCAACGGAAACTTTTACCTTCTTAGCCCACTCTACTTTCTTACCATCTTTAACAGCATTTACTTTTAGTGTACCAGAATTTGATATGTTACCAAATGTTACAATTATACTAGCATCAAAGAACATAGTGTTTCCACCTTTGTTTTTCATTGTAGGTGGTTGCATAGGTCCAATAGGTTTTTCAACCCAAATTTTATTAATAGCAACTAACGAGTTAGTATAAGGACGGGATTCTTTACGAGATAATAATATTTCTTGGTTAACATAATTACCAAATTGGGTTGACATTGCTCCAGCGTTCCATTCGTTGTTGTTTTTTTCTTTTTCAACGGACATCTGACATGGGACAGATCCTATAGAATCCCAAAGGAATACCATATCCATAGGTAGGTTACCTCTCTTTTGCTCATTCATTAGGTCTATCATAAATCCGGCAACAGCCTCTACAGTACCTAATACTTCTCTATCCGCGAATAAAAAATCACCATCTATAATTTTGTTACCTTCATCATCTACTCCTTCTTCAAACTTAAGACCCATCATTTTAGCATGATCCCAAGACCATTTCATTTCCGTAACGATAAAAACAGGTAATATTCCCATCTTTTGTGCGTTAACCGCAGCCTCTAGTAGAGCTGTTGTTTTTCCAGTATCGGAGTGGCCTCTAAGTAATGTAATATGACCATGAGGTATTCCAGGTAAGGAAACCATCTCTTGCCATGCGGGTGATAAGGGTATCCATTCTTGTGCTTTAAACGAGCTGTTAGAAGCACTTAATCCCTTTGAGTTTTTAAACCTATCAAGGGAGAATGTACCTTTAACAGACTTAGAGATATCACCTCCAAGGCTTGTTGTTTTCTTTGCCATAAATTGGTTTTAGTTATTTAAATAAATCCTCGAATTCGTTTTCGTTAAATGCTTCTTTTGTTTTAACATTTAAGCCAAAGTTTTTACTATCCTTTTTTTCTTTTACCTGTACATCTTCAGCTAATGGAGAACCATCTAATAGATGTGTTTTTGGGACAATAGTATCTAAAGGTGTACCGGATTGGGTGGGCTCTTCACTTTCTTCGGGGTTTAGGAAACTAGATAAAGCCTCTTTCATTTCATCGTAAGAATACTTTTTAAAGTATTTAAACAATTCAGGTTGTTCTTTAGTCCAGGTGTCTGCTTTAGTAGCATCTGGGGATAGGGGAGTTTGTTTTGGTTTAATACGGACTGCGGTTTCATTATAAGGGTTACCTTTAGTTACCTCTATAGTCATATCAAATCCGTTTTCGATATCTGTGTAGTCTCCTATATCTTCATCATTTGCTAATGATAATAATTCTTGATAGATTTGCTTACCAAATTCCCAATAACGGGCACCTTTTTCTTCTTCACCCCTAACTATAACGGGGGCAAATGTTCTCATCTTAGGTTCTAATTTCTTAGCTAACCTCCAGTTTTCGGGTTCAGATGTTTTACGTAATTCTTTTGCAAATTCTACGATTGGGTCTTTTTCACCGAAGTTAATTGGTGAAATCATTGTTTTACCTCCAATACCATAATGGAAATACACTTCTTGGAATGGGTTATCCCTGTTCACTGCTGAAGGGACAAATCTAACTTGATGTTTACCTAATTGGGCTTTCCAAAAATAAAGGGAGCGGTCTGTTTTTTGGCCTGAACCTTGGCCTTGTGGTGTTTGAAGTTGTTCTAACTTGCTTGAGATAACACTTAAATCCATAACTAATTGTTTGTTTTAATTTATAACGATTCAATATAATAAGGCTCCTCCGTGAAGCCAAATATTTTATTAGAAATTTAAAATTTCGTGGATTTTAGTATCCAGTCGTTTTAGTTCTCCACTAGTAGTTAGTAAGATACAATTTCTATATTCTTGCCAACTGACTCTATAGCTTGGGTCAGCTTTCCCACCATTTAATTCTCGAATTAAATCATTTAAAGCATTTATTGTATAAAGGGTATTGGATTCTTTTTTTCTATGCAAAAGTATAGTATTATCTAATATAGTATTAGACATATTAAATGAATCTACATTATATGTGCACACGTATTCGTTTGTTGACTCAATATAAAGCACAAATATCTTATTAAATAAGATTTGATATTGTGATTTTATAGTCTCTATGGTAGTGTCTAGCTGGTCCTTAGTGGTAAACGTGCAAAATAGTTTATTCATATCGTAGTCTAGTGAGAAATTTTCACTGTCTATAAATATGTAGTGGTTTTGTGTAACTGTTGTGGGTGTAGTCATTTTTAAATTTTGTTGAGAGAATCGTAATTGAGTCCATATTCGACTTTAACCACGTAACCGTCCTGTTCTAATAATTGTTTAATTGTTTTTAATGTTCCGTTCCCGTCCTCTCTAGAATAATCTATCAAGAACGAATCATATGTGTATAATATAACACTACTTTTTTTGTTATCCAAATATTCTATAACTCGTTTTACAGACACTACATTATTATAGGTTTCCGCTGATTGGATGATGTAGTTTAGTATTTTGTTTGGGGTTGGGTTTATGATTTGGTCAAATAATAATATTTTACCTCCAACTAATTCAAGTTGTTTTGTTTCGTTAAAATTTTTCCAAAGAATATTTACATATTCTGTCATTTGTTTAAAGAATGGTATGTTTTTGTATTGGTCAAACACACCCCCATATAATTGCTTAAATGTAAGTTCTTTAGATTGGCTATATTCGGCGTCTGTCAGCGTGTCCTTTTGGAAGTACATACGGCCCAGTTGGGTGTGTACCGATCCATTATCTAGTTGATAGTTAATGAGTTTCGCCAAAATACGTACGTGGTATGCATCGTAATCGAATTCAAAGAATAAATCATTTTTGGGGATAAAGGCTGCTCGTGAGCCATCGTTTTTGTTTAGTGCGGCAAAGTTAACTCCATTAAAAGAGTTTGTAGGACGAGTTGTTAAATTATACAAGTTATATTTTGTATAGACAGTATCGTCCTTTATAAACCAATTTTTTTCGTGATATTTAAAGTGTTTATCGAATAGGATAGGATCTATCTTTATCCCTTCTTGCTCGATTGATTTGAAGACTTCAGGGTATGCTTCGTTATAAAATCCATTTGGGCTTGTCTCAAGTTGGGCCTTGACCTCTTCGAAGATCTTTTCCTGTTCTTCATAATGCTTTGATATAGGAACCAGTGAATTAGTAAACGGTTTATTAGGATATAACCTATAAAACCAATCACGAATCCCAGTAGTATATGCTCTATTGTTGTCATATTGTATGTCAATTAATTTGTTACTATTAAAATAATATAAACATTCTTTTTTATTTCGGGTATAGATATTCTTATACTTTGAATCTATCCACTCTAAAACATCTTTTAATTTAAGGCTAAACCCTTCACTATGGTTTATAGGAAATATATATCCTTTACTATTTAAAGTTCTAAAATATATAAGGCAGGGTGATGTTAAGGCTGAATGGTACTCGTCATTTAGGGGGATGATGCTAATGTAGCATTCGTCTCCTAAACAGTGTAGATTCGTAAGTTGTTGGGGTGTCTCAACAATATAAAACATAACCTTTTCTTATTTGGGTAAATATACGAACTATTCTATGATGAACCTAATTTACCTAATGCTATTCTTACTAATGTATTAATTTGGTTTTGAACTAACACATTTCCTGCTAAAATAATTACGTTTGTAGTTTGTTCGTGAGTACCACCATCCATAATAGTACCATCGGCCATTATATGGTAATAACCTATAAAGTCACTATTATTTTGTCTTACTGTAAAATCTCCACCACCCGTATACTGTCCAGAAATAATTTCAAGATCTGTTTTAACTGAGTATTGGATGAGGTCGTTAAGATATGATTTTATACCTCTCATTTGTTGGTTAGCAGAGGCTCTTAGCCTTTCGTTTGTATTTACAATACCAGCTGTTAGCACACCATTCTTATTTTTTGAATCATTTAGGGGCCCTGTTATTTTCCAGAACATACTAATTACGTCCCATAAGGCATAATTATATTCTCGGCCTTGTCTAGATATATCGTCAAATGTAGGTTTAGATATTTCTCTAATTTCTGGTGGGGTTTGGTTTTTACGTCTAGAAAAGTAACGTGTTATAGTACCCCTTTTATAATCATCTCCCGTAGGTTGGACTACAAAGTAATCAGGGTCTTTACCATATTCGTACAGTTCTTGATTTGTTCTATTTAATTGGGAATAATCAAGATTATTTCTTATAGGCAATACTTGGTTGGTTTGAACAATGCTACTCCGTGATACATCCAAGGGGTTTCTATTAGGATCTGTTGGGTCTATACCGCTATATACTGATCCATCATACATTTGATGATAGGGACCAGAATATGGTTGACCATTTGTAGAATTTACATACTCATTTCCAGAAGTATATAAATTGATATTTACCATTTTTTTAGGGTAGTAACTCATTATCCTTGTAAATATTTAATTTCTGCTGCTCTACGTGATGGAACCTGGCTAGCACCATCTCCAGCTCTTCTTTGTAATTCAGCTATTAGACCATCTTTTCCTCCATTAATATACGATCTAATTATATCGTACCAAAGTGATCCGTAATTGTAAGCACAATCTACAAATACAACTTTAACTTTAAGTGGTAATTGGGTGTAATCTACTCCTAATTCTTTACAACGAGCTTGAACTTTAGGTTTAAAATCTTGGATTATTCTTCTTTGTAAATCTAGGTTAGCTTCTGCTTCATTTACAATACTATTGGATTTTACTTTTTCAATGCTACCGTTTGTTCTAGTAATTGTATCACTACCATATCCTATTCTTAAACTTCCTCTATCATTATATGAACTTGTTTCAAAACCTTCAAGTTTTTTAATAAAGTTTGAAATAACAGGAACATCGTTATTTGAAAATATTTGTTGAGGTAAAGCTACTGTACCTGGTAGATCAGGATTAACTTTTCCAGTGAGGGGGTTTATGTTACTTAAAGGTTGTTGAGATATATCTAAAGGTGTACCTGTAGCTGATTGTTGAGGAGAAGGAGTAGTTTCAAATGCTGTTGTATTTACTACTCCCGGATAAGAATTAGATATTAATTCTTCTTGTTCTGGGTTTATTCGTCTAGTGGGTAAAACTTCAGGAGTTTCACTAATAATTCTATTATCTGCTATTGGAGTTTGGTCTAACATAATAGTTTGTCCTCTTAGAGTAGTAGTCCAATTATTATTATCAAAAGAATGGTTAATAGAAAATATAGCAAATGCTACTCTACCTTTATATTTCTTAGGTAAACGATTATCAGGTACCTTAAAAGCATTGTAAGGCAATATACCTGAAATGCCATCTAAGGTTATGTTATACTCTAATGGAAGTAGGATCCCACCAGGAAATGAAGATTTAGATAATTTACGTTGTTTATTTTGTAAATCTGAGTATAGTGTTGTTAAGTTAGAAATTGTTGAGGATGATAATGATTTTTCGGCATCTGTAGAGTATACATTATATATGTGATCATATAATTTTTGTAAACTTTTTACATATTTTTTTTCATCTTTGGCTACATCTTCATAGTTTGTTGATTTTACAGCAGGATATTTTACTTTAGAAAATCTATCTCTAACATCATTATTTAATTTTTGATAGGATAAAACATCTTCAGGAAATCCTTTTATACCTCCATTTTGTAATCCTTGTGTAGCAATTACTACTTGTGCAGATATTTTAGGAGTAATTTTAGAACTAAACCCATAATCATATACAATAGATTTAGTACCATAAATAGGTACAGTTATATGTTCTTTCAGTGGTTCAATTAAATTTTCATCTATTATTCTAATTACAGGATATAGGGGATCTGCAAAAGCTCGGAAACTATTAATTTTACCTAAACTTAAATTTATACCATCTAACATAGCATCTATGAAAGATATTAAACTAACACTTCTATCATCAGTTCCAGTAGATAAATCTTTTAATTTTTTTAAAGCAAAATCTATGTTAATTAAAACATTAAATAATTTCCCTCCAAAGCTTTGACTGTTTATTGCTTCATTAACAGCTAAACTCTTTTTTGCTACAGATGAAATATTAAAGTTTTTATAAGCATTTCCATCTTTTTTACTACTATTAAACCAATCATAAGTAGAGAGTTTGTTTATATCTAATGGGTAAAAAAATGGAGCCAAAACTTTTCTTTGTTTACCATTAACTAAACTACTTTTAATAGACCAAGGTATCATACAAGTAGTAGGATCTATACTAGCTTCTAAAGCACCTGTTAATATTATAGTATTTTCGGGGTTATAATCTAAATAAACTACAGGTTTGAATGCTGAAGTGTCAGAGGATGAATTATTTCCTTCAGTAAACACCCCTAAGTGTTGAATTAAGGTTAATAAGTGACCAAATGTAATATAAGGTGTTGTAAAAACCTTATCATCTTCGTAGCTTTTAAAATATCCTAAGTATCCCGAATAAAAATCTGAGGGGATTTCAGGTATTGTTTCGTTGTTGTCTTTAATTCCTGCTACTTTTTGCCAAGCATTTCCATATTTAGATAATTCATTATCCCCATAGTTTACAGTTGAACTTTTAAACTTGGGGCCTTGATAGGTTGATTGGGAATAGATGGTGTTTAAGAAATCTCCAAAGTTTTGATGTGTGGTTGCTGATGTGCTAGATATTGATACTTTGTTAAAAGCTTTTAGAATAGTTTTTGTACCTGATTTTACGCCTTGTAAACCTGCCTGTGAAGTGTCACTTTTTACTAAGTATAGGGATGCTAGATTTAAATATTTCTTTATAGAAAATAAAGCATTTTCTATAACAGAAGAATATTTTTCACTTTCATCTTCAGGAGAATTATCAAAATCAATGTTATTTGAGGTATTTATCCTTAAGGATTCAACCATACCACCAGGTCCCATTACTTGGGTTTTACAATTATAAGAACCATCGTTATTTGCTGACCAGCTAAAGTTGTATACTGTACCTAGGATTCCATCGTAGTTTCCAAATGAATCTTTTCGTTTTTTAGTAACTTCTTTAAGTAATTTTTCTTTTGTATTGAAAGTTGGGTTGAAAAAATCTAAGGGACGAATATTAGTTTGTAATTGCCCATTATTATCTAAATAAGGTGTATGCCCCCATTCTAAAAATACCGTTACTCCTAAACTCATATAAAGTTTAGTCATTAAATCTAGTTGATCTAAATCATAGCAGATAAAATCAATATCTGCTTGCATTAAAGTTTGCCATTTACCCCCTGTACCTACAGTTACGTTTGTAATACCAGGCATCGGTTTAAAGCCTAATTTGTCTGTAGTACCTTGTGTATAGGTTTCTTTAAATCCTTTTCTAATTACTGTTTTATCTCCACCCGCACTTATAGTACCACCTTGTAAAATATTAGTTTGAGCTAAATCTGTAACAAAAGTAGAGTCTAATTGAGCTTGTTCAATTTGGATTTGGATATCTGATTGAGCTAGATTTTTTAAAATTAATTGATCGGGGGGTAAAGGGGAGATTATAGCAGCTGAACTTAGTCTAAGCCAACTATTTCTATTAGTTAAGTATTGAAGATCATTTGAACTATGAGTGGTTTTATTTATTAACTCTGTTCTTTTATTTATTTGATCTTGAACATAGTCTAAAGGTGGAGAACCAACAATATTTTTATAATTAGCCATAACATTTAAATAATATTTGCTTTATCATAAGCGTTTAAAGCATCGTTTAAATTCCCAGGTATTCTTAATTGAAAGCCTAATGAAGTAAACATCGAATCCCCAGGTAAATCATTTGCCATAGCTACAACCCACCATAGTGTAGGATCTCCGTAGAAATCCGTAGCTATTAAGTCTAACCTATCCTCAGCTCTTGCTATAATGTATGTATCATTATTTGAGGGAACAAGTGAAGGATAGCGAGTAGGTAAATACCCTACTTTACCGCTTATGGTTTTTTGAATTCCTATATTTTCGTACCGTCTAGCCATTAAATTATGTTGTATTTCCTAAATTTAAACTAGCATCTATATCAGTAAACCCATCTACGTTATTAAATCTTTGTGTAACATTATTATTT